TCCAGCAAAACCATTTCTTACATTGTCATCGCCGCCGACAGAAGCACCCGAACCCGAACCGCCAATAGCATTAACGAATCCACGAGTCGCTGTCGCATAAGTGCTAAATACAGAATTGTTTTGATTTGCGCCTACTGTAATGGTATGTGAAACCCCAGTCGTTGGAAAAACAGTAGCGTTTAGCAACCCGCCCGCGCCACCACCGCCGCCGCCCGCTTCTTCGTTTCCGTTTCCGCCGCCAGCAATTACGAGATACTCAACGGAAAAAGCTGCGCCGCCGCTTGATGCAATAATTCCAATTAGAGAGTTAAGCATTAGGCAATCGCACCAACGACAATCCATGAGTTAGCAGCTAATTTGATGCAAGCTGCTGACTTGTAACGAGCAAGGACTGGAGCAGCAGCAACCGCACCTGCGCTATTAATTGTGGTAGTTCCAGAAGTAACTGCATTGATTGTAGTAATCCCTGCGCCCTTTTGGTAAACCACTAGTGTCGTGCCGATAGGAAAATTATAAGTCGCATCTGTTGGAATGCTAAAAGTATTGGCTGAGGCATTGTCCATTGTAACAATGGCATTGAGTCCATCTGCCTTGACTGCTGTGTAGGTAGTGCCAGTCTGTGCATTGACTGTAAGACCTGCGATGGATGCATCGACTGCATCGCCTAGTGTCTCGATGGCAGTCGCGCCATTTTTGACTAGATCAGATGAGGTTGGAACAGTCCAACCAAAGTTAGGTGTAGTAGTTGCCATTAGGTTAGTGCTCCAGTCGCGTTAGTCCAAGTTAGTATAGCATTTACATCCGTCCAGATAAGTAAAGCAGGCGTAATTGTTTCCCATTGGGTTGTTGATAGTGAGAAGTCTGTTGCCGATATGTAAAGGGTGATCTCCACAAAGCTAGGGGTTGCTCTGAGGGCTATGTTTTCCACAAAGCCATCGAATTGCCCACCCAGTAAATTGCTAGGCAGGTTGTCAATAATTACAGGCTCGCCAAAGAATACGCCAATGAGATCATCTAGCATTCCACTCGGGATGTCTGGGTTATCTAGGCGGAAAGTAATAGCACCTAATGACCCGCGTGGGTTCTTGCGAAGGTTTAATTCTCTAGAGGCGATGTCCTCAATGTCTGCAAGGTTCTTAATATTAGAGTCAAACGAACGCTCAAATAACCCGTAAGAGGCTATGGAGTCTGTATCAGAGGTACTGTAGGTTGATCCGTATCCTGTGGCGTATCGGTAGATAAGGCTGTTACGGATGCGTGCAATCTGAGTTGTGGAAGTGATAGAGCTTGGTGTTGCATAAGACCCGTCAAGGTTAGTAAAGCCATTTGCTGCGAGATAGTTAGACCTGTGATCCGCATCGGCATAGGAAACATCTCCATCCTTTTCTTCATAGATTTGACCTAGTGCGCTGTTAGCAATCTGATCGACTAAGGTCTGAGACTTAGCAGATGCGCTAGCTGCAAGGGCAATCATCGTGTAGAAGCCTGAGTCCACTTCACCGATGTAAGACTCTGCGTTCGCCCATGTGACATCTGCTGGATAGGTTGCCCATGTAACTGTGGGTGTGACTTCTGCCCATGTAAGGTTAAGTGCGCTTCCTAGAATGGCTGCAATCTGTGCGCCATCTAAGCCTTCTGCAAGTGCTGTGTTATAGACAACCTTAGTAAGTTTAGCAAGTGAGCCAATGCCTAAGATCGTGCCAGTAGTGACAAAGCCTGTTTCCTCTGGACTTCTGACCCCGATGTTAAAGTCTGAGACCTCGCCGCCAAATACTGTGACATAAGTGCCTGTGCTGTTCTTCAACTCTAAGGTAATTGGCTCTGTAACATTGATGGTAAATGGCGCGTTGTCTGTGTTGATGATTTCTACTCGGCAGTAACCTGCGGTAGGTTGGCGATCAATGTCTAAGCGACCAGATGCGAACGACACAGAGGTGACAGTCGTATAGACATCATCACCTACTGTAACTCGCCACTCGGGAAGCCATGTCATAGCGCTGTAAGAGTTCCTCTTTGTTGAGCTTCACGAAGCACATTGTCAATAGCTTCTGCAATAGCGTTAGGATCTCCCACGCCTGTGTTTACAATGATCGTATTACCGCCGCCTGAACCGCCTCGGTTCATGCTAGTGCTGTAACCACCAAGATCGCCTACTGTACGCTGATAATCGATTAAACTTAAAAAGTCTGCATAGTTTTGCATATCTAGCAAATCTGCAAAAGCATCGGCACGAGCTGTTGCTGCATCTGCATATTCTAGAATAGCTCCGATAGATCCCTGTGCTGCAAGTTCTTTGGGTATAGGTGCAATGTAATCACCTGATGGAATACCAGAACCAAGTGATGCACTTGTTGGAACTTTAGCCGTAGAAGCAGTGTTAGCCTTTTCGAGCAAGTCAAGCATTTGCCTAATCTTTGCTAGAGCTAAGTCAAGGTTATTTAAGTTGATTAGATCTTTAGGCTTAAGACTGTCAAGGATTGATTTAATGTCTGCCAATTTAACATTCTGACCTGAGAGCGCATTGAGGATCTTAAGGTCTGCATTAAGTTTAGCCGTTGCAGCAATAATGGCTGCTTCATCCTTAGCGGCAATGGCATCTTCTAAGGCAAGGATCGAACGCTTGACGTTTAGGCGAGCAGTGTCATTGGCGATCTGTAGAATCTGGGCTTGGCTAGTAGCCTTGCCTAGTTGCTCGGCTTGATTAGTAAGAGCTGCTGCGATCTGGATCTTGTCCATGTCAAAGATTTCATCACTCTTACCGAGAGCAAGGTTAGCCTTATCTATTGCATTCTGTAATCGCTTAGCCTTTAGTTTCTTTAACTCATCCGCTGTAAGTCTCTTATTGACCTCATTGGTTTTTCTAATGACTTTATACTGCTGCTCAAGAGATTTGAGGTGTTGATTGTCAGATGCTTTCTGCACAGCGGATAATTGCCCTGCCGCGCTTGCAATGTTCCACCAAGCACCAACGATAGGAATCATTCCAACATCGAACTTTAACCAATCAGGCAATTTGTCATCTAAGGCTTGAATCTTTTCGATTAACTTACCAATGCCACGAATCACATTGGCAGTCTGTGTAGCAAAGTTCTGCATGCTTGTTGCTAGGTTTTGCACACTCTTATCTTCGCCTAATCCCACTAGGGCATCGATTAACCCTTCACCAATAATCTGCTTAGCATCATCGGCTGCATTAGCCAATTTTTGCATTTGACCAGTAGGTGTGTTAGCAAGATTCTTATTAAAATCCTTATAGGTGGAATCAAGCACTTTGACAAGAGCTGCTGCTCGCTCTGTCTCTGTGCCAGATTTAATCATCTTCTTTGTGTCCTCATCAAGGACAAAGCCGACCTTAGTCAAGGATGCGAAGTTGCCATTAAGAGCTTGAGCCAGACCATTAGTCATCTGCTTAAACTGATCAGCAGAAGCCGCTGCGCCCTTTTCAGCCGTTACATAATCAAGGATGGCAGGGGTGAGAGTTTTGATCGTGTCGATCTGAAGATTAAATGTTGCAAGTTGTGACTGAGTCTGGATGATGTTTTCTTTATTGACTACACCCAGTTGTTGCAAGGCAGCGGCTTGATCATAGAGAGACTCTATTTCTGAATCTCGTGCATTGACTGTTACCTTGACAAGGTTAGCCAATCTTTCTTGTTGAGCCTGTGCTTCTAGGGCAGCTTTAAGAGAAGCTCTACCGAAGGCAATAACTTGAGCAGTTCCAAAAGCAATACCTAGCGATTGCCCTAAGTTTTTAACATTGCGAGTTAATTTATCTGTAGCTGTCTCTGCTTGCTTAAAAGCCTTTTTGCCAGTGAACTCGGCAAGAATGTCAATAAATACATTAGCCATGATTAGCCTTTCACTGTTGCTCTAGCATTAAGTTTACTAGCTGTGGCTTCGATGGCTTTAATGACCGCAACTGTTGCTTTTCCGTTGTTTTCTTCATAAGCACGATAAAGGGCTCGACCTTCCATCTGCTTCTTGCCTTTAACGATTGCTCTGTATTTTCCATCTTGATTTTGCACAAAGCGACTTTCTGGGTTGATGCGACCCATAATCTCGTAGATTGCTCCAGCTCTACTTTTGTTAAAAACACGGGCTAGAGATCTAAAACCTCTGCTATTAACTTTAGAAGGCGTTGTTTTGTAGCCAACACCTGCTTTAACAATACGAGCATTGTAAGTAGGGAAGGTTCCTTCTGACATTTGTCGAGGTAACCATCCGCTAAGAACTTCTCCCTGATCTGGAAGATAACCCTTTGCTGTTCGAGTAATAGGCTTTAATGCATTAGCAATTTCAGCAGACATTTTTTTTGAAAGATCAGGCGTGAACTTACGAAGAGCCTTGCGGAGTTCAACGCCGCCTTTGACGCTTGCTGGCATCTTGAGACTCCTTCGCTTCATCCTTGAGCCCCTGCACTAATGCATCGAGCATGTTCTTGTCTAACTCTAACAACTGCTGTGGCGCGAGCCCCAACCTAATGCTTAGCCTAGCGATTAGGTAGGTGAATGGAAGATCGCGCTTTAAGCTAAAGGGTCAGAATCCAACACTTCCACGCTTTTTAGCGTTTCAATGAATTCCATACCGTAAGGCTTAACAGTCTCACCCGTCCTGCGAATTATTTCATGAGCCAAAAGGTACACATGACTCTGCATCTCTTCGGTTCTGAACGCCTTATGAAATCCCATTTTTGTGTGCTGTTCGAAAAAATATTCTACAGCTGGTGTGATTTCGCCCTCAATAACGCTTCCATCTTGTCGAACGATCTTTAGCTTTGCCATGTGTTGCCCCTTTGTTAGTTAATTTTTACGCTGTTGTTACTGCGATTGTACCTGAAACGTTCCAAGTTACGCTCTGAGTTGAAAGGTCTGCAACTGCACCATTTACAGGTGTGATGTTGTTTACCAAGCATGTCATAGTGTATAGAGGATTAGTCGCTGCGACTGCTCCAGATTGCTGCTTAAATGTGACAACTGTGTTTGTTCCCCATGTTGCCTGAAGTGTCTGAAGTGTCTTAGCTGTTGCTTCATCATTTAGAAAGTCGATTGAAATGCTTGAAGCTTCCAATCCCTTCACGAATCGATGACCCTGATCGCCAAGTGCTGTGACTTCTAGTTCATCAAATGCGCGGTTAATTGTTACTGAAGTTACTAGTGTTGAGAGATCTACCGAATTAACAGTTAGAACTCCTGTATTGGCTAGATAAACTGACATCGGTTATTCCTCGTCCTTCTTTGTAGTTACTGGCTTTGCTGCTGGTGTTTCTTTAACCTGCCCGATCTTGATCAGAAAGGCTTCGTTCTCTTTTTCCCAATCGGACATGTTTAACTCCAACTCGTTAGGATTGATACGGACATCTCGCAGCTGAGTAGGTCACCCGAAGCAGCATTGAGAATACTTGGTGCGCTGATTGCGCTTACATTATAGACCAGAGATGATGCGGCTAACTTAGCGAACACGCGACAGACAAAATCCTCTATGCCATTGAGGTTACCCTCATTGTCGTATAGAGGCGCAACAATGATCAAGCGAAAGTTAGCCATCGGACTAATAGTTATTTGTCCGTTATTGTTAGGCGTGATGTATTCCTCTGCCGGACTGACAATTACTGAGTTAGCCAATACAACTGAGGGTGGAAAAGCAAAAACTTGATAACGAGTATTATCTACTAAAGCAGTCGCTAAAGTAGTACGAAGTGTTGTGATCGGTGTGGACATCATCCCACCATGCTGCGTGGGTCTAACGCGTGGCTGATCAATCCTCGCACCTTAGCGAGAAGCTGTGCGCTCATTCGGTAAGGGCTTGGCTGGAAATCGACAGCGTTACTGCCTGAAAGGGTGGCGGTACGCGCTTGCCAAATTTCGACAGATATCATAAGAGCACTTTGCTGCACTGCCATATCGGTAGTCCAGTCTGTGTAAGTTCTTGAAGCGACTGAGCCATAAGGCGCAATAGCGTGCTTAGGCTGCGCTGTAGTGTGATTTGTAACCATGCTGATTGAATAATCTCCAACGGCTGTAATAACTTTACTGCCATTGTAAGAAGATCCAGAATTAGAAATTGTTACTGTTTGACCTACATAAAAAATCTCTTTAATAGGATCATTAAAATAAAGAGTGCCCTGCCCTACGATGTTTTCATGCGCTACTGAAAAGTAAGTAGGACTCCATAACATAGGAAGTAAAACCGCATCTGCTGCATCGCATACTTCTTGAAGGGTTGCATCTGGATACAAAGTACCGACTCCGAGAGTGCTACGGAGTTCTGCGACTGTTGTAAGTGCCATGATGTCCTTTCTAAAGACCCTGGGGAGTAGAGGGCTACTACTCCCCAGAGCGACTTAGTGAGTTTTTACTGCTTGTTGTTCTTGAATGCGCCAGCTGCAACCTTAGTTGCAATTGCTCCAAAACCGTAGTAACCCACAGTTACAGAACCATTTGCTGTTGATTCGGCACGCAAGCGGTATGTTGGTGACTCGTACCATGTGTATGCATCTGGGTTTACGATGATGATTGTTCCATCGCCATCGCCAGCGTTTGTAGGATCCACAAACAAGTTCAATCCCGCGACATTACCTGTCAATGATGTAGGTGCTACTGCTCCGCCTGCGTTCATTGGCTGTGATGCTGTGTAGATTGGTCGGCCTGCATCGTTTAGAGACATGATGTTTGACCATTGTCCTGTTGATACGACCATGTTGCGAGCAAATGGGTTTGGAAGTCCTGCTGTTGCTCCATAAACAGAAGCTGAACCGCGAGCAACAATTCCTAGAAGCTCTGATGCTGTTGGGTATGCTGCAACTGTTGTTGCATCTGTTGTAGCACCTGCAATAAGAGCAGCGTTTACTGCTGCGTTTGTTGACTTTGCGTAAGCTGCTGCCATGTTGCGCACTAGCTCATCAAAGAATGCAGGAGACGTTCTGTCTAAAAGCTCTACAGAAAATGTCTGCTGGCCCGCAAATTTCTGAATATTTATGCTCAAGAAGTTTGAGGTCTGGTCTGTATCGCTGAATGCATCGCCTTCTGGCTCGATTGCAACTGTCGGCATTTGTGTAATGCGTGGAATCTCGAAAGTCATACCTGCATCTGGAAGCACTCCACGTGAGATTGCATCGATTGATGGACGGATTGTTGTTCCGAGTGGGTTGATGATTTCTGACAATTGGCGTGTCGGTACTAGACCTGCGTTGTCTGTTGTATCTGCTGCGGCGCGTAGGTACTGACGAGCATCTTCATCACCTAGTGCTGCGCGGATTGAGTTCTCTGCGTACTTAGCCGCTGTTAGTTCAATGCGTGGCTTTGTGTAGTATGCTGCTGAAACAGTTGGACGAGCAGCTTCAACCGCTGGAGCCTCAACTGGTGTTGCTTCGACTGCTGGAGTGGTTTCTTCCACGGTTGCTGTCTCGCTTTCTGTTGGTTGGATTGTTTCTTCTACAGCAGATTCTTCTGCTGCAATATCAGTAACCTGAGCAGACTTAAATGCTGGCTCTGTTACTAAACTTACTTCGACCAAGCGAGCAGCGGATACATAAGTTACGCCGTCCTTGATCTTTGACTTTAGGACTTCTGCCCCGATTGACAAACCTGATTGCAATCCTTCTTCTGCAAGGATAAGAGCTTCTGTGCCGCGCTGTGAGCGACTTATAGAAAATACAGCGTCAATAGAATTTTCTGACTCGCTAAATGAGACCATGCGACCCAAAGGTTTTTTTGAATCGTGCTGGCTGAGAAGTTTCACAGACTTAGGATCTGCAATCTCGATTGAGCCAGAGGCAAAAATAACCTTGCCCATGTTTGTCGATCCAGCCTCAACATTAAGAGGCACAATCTTGCCTGATACTGTGCGGCTTGCTGAATCTGCTGTGAGATCAGCTGAGAAAGTAATTACTTGATTCATACTAGACCATTATTTCCGTTAGGTGTTAGATCAGTCATTTCCATCGCTTGCTCTGGGGTAATCAGGTTAAGCGTTAGCAGTTTTTCAATGACTGCCAATTCTTGAAGTGGATCAGTACGCAAGAAGTTCTTATCAATATCGAACTTTACGACATTGCCACGGGCTGTTATGTCATCCATTGACAGGCGATCTTCAATCGCTGTAATGAATGGCTGTAAAGATAATGTCAAGAATTGCTTACGCTCATCTTGCACATTCGCATAAGTCATAGAGTTATTCTGATCTGCTGATACATAGTAAGCAGGTACATTGCATAGACGAGCAATCTCTGTTGCAAGATTGAAGATTGCTTCCCCGTACATCATGTCTTTAGGTGAGAATGAAACTGGGTTATACTCCAGAGTAGATGTCAGGTATGCAGTTGAGCGATTGTTGCGAGCAGTACGCCATGCAGCAAGTAAGCCTGAAACCTCTTTAGGATCTAAATCTGCACCCGTGTTCTTGATGTAACCAGTTGCCATTGGAGTAGCTGCTGCGATTGCTGCTGCCTTTTGTACATCGATGGCTGCGCGAATTGTTGAAGCACCGGTGTTTAAGATGCCATCACTTAATGATTGGAATGTGACGAGAGATCCCAATCCGTCCATTGGTAATGTTGTGCCATCTACAGCATAAGAGCGAACAAAAGTATTTGTGCTATCTAAAGTAATTGTTACGCGATTGTTAGCAATCCACTCAAAGCGAGAAGGACGTCCGTCCTCTTGATAGACTTCAACCACTTTCCAGAAGGCCTGCCCATATAGAAGCAAGGAATCGACTGTCCACGCAATCGTAACTGATCGTGGTTGTGAATATGAAGGCTGCTCTAACCAAGCAGGTGAACCCAATTCTTCATTGGTAGATTTTTTGTAAAGCTCTAATGGAATTGCGCCAATAGTTCCAGCAAGTAAATTGCGACAGCGCATAAGTGCGGGAACAGACATCGCTTCAGTTCTGCCAATGTAGGCAGTCTGGAATGGCATTGCATAAGGTGAATACTCACCAAGCACCTGTGGTGCAGCTTGCGCCTGAACTAAAGGCTTAGATTCTAGACCAAAGGCTTGCAATAATTTACCCATAGACATAAATGGTAGCACATGTCAAGCATTTGACATATTACATAGGGTGTGTCTAGGTGTAAATCTGTGGCTTAGGTTGAGGAATCATTAACTTGCTGACAACCATTGCCAGACCGATAGGTGCTGAGATATCTCCAGCTGACTTTCGCTTGATGATGCGCCAAGCCGAATCGTTCACCTTAGCTGCGCAGTTATTCATCTGCTGGATCAATTCGGCTTGTCCGTTGTGTATCACTCGATGATTGACCAAGCCTTCTAATAGATCGCCACAGGCTTTATAGAATTGCTGACCTGAAACATCCTCGACCATAACTCCAGCGTTAGCCAAGCGATCTGCGATTGTCTGCGTGGCGTACTTATCGAAGCAGACAAGGCGTGGTTTATAGATGTCGCACCAAGCCTTTATACTTGCAGCCATCTTTAACTCATCGATGGCAACCTGAGAGCTATAAGTCTCTAAAATTCCGATGCCAATCCTTCCATCTGGAAGTAGTTGTCCTGCGACCAATGATCCGTTCCTGCGCGAAGGACTGACATCGAAACCGAATACAGTATAAGCCCCAGCAGCCATTTCCAGTGTGCTATCGGATGTGTCCTCTAATATGCCATGAGGCCACGGGCTACTTAGCGAATCGATCCATTGGCAAAGAGTTTCCGTGCGTGTGTTTTCAATCGGCGAAGTAGCAATCGCTTCTTCAATCGCATCCTCTGTAATCGTGTAACCGAGAGAGGGGTTAGCCAGAGCCCATGCATTTCTATCGTCTATCTTGCAGTACTGCGGTGCTGAGTATTCATAGAATCCAAAAGACTTGGGCGGGTAGTCGATGGCTCTTTCTCGTAAGTCGTTGAGTACAGTGCTGAAAGCGTCTCCCGCATTAGAGGTAAGAAGCGTCTGAGAATTTGGGTGAGCTCTAGTAGTTGGAGTTGCAGCTCTAAATCCATCTTCTGTGATCTCTCGGACTTCATCGATGTAGAGCAATCCATTGACGCTTCTACCGCGAGAGCCGTCTCTAGTTGCTGCGACAACATCAAGCCTTGCTCCAGATAGCATCTCAATAGACTCAGTTCCGTTGGCGTGTCTGATCTGTTTGACGAATCCTTTAAGGTGGTCATTGGTCTCCAGTAGGTGTGTGACTTGTCGGAATGTGTCTAGTGCCATGCTTCTATTGGAGCTCATAATTAAAACATTGGTATTCCACTTTATGAGGTGAGCCAGTATGAGCATTCTGGCTAAATGAGTCTTACCATTCTGCCGAGCAACCAAAATGAGGTTTGTCTTACGAATCCACATGCCTTTTTTGTCCACAGTTAGCATGTCTTTAAGTACGAATTCCTGCCACGGCATTAACGGCATCTTTACGATGTCGCAGAGGTCTTTGACATCTTGCAGCTTATTTTCGCCCTTTAATAGTGGACTGTGAAGCCGTGGCTTGGTTGCCCCTCGTAGGGCTTTGGACTTCTTGGGCTTAGTTGTCATTGATCTGGACTGGGTCGGGTCTTAAAAGGACTGTCCAGCATCGGTTCGGACTGCATCGGGGAGATATAGTCGAGA